CGACGCGTCGGCATTCGACGCTCGGATATCTCAGTCCCGTACAGTTCGAGCAAGCTCAAGAAGCTTAGGTCGGTGTCAACGAGACCGGCAGCAGCCCAGCCAGTCTTAACGCAAGCTGGGTTGTATCCGGAACAACAGTATGCAGGATGGGCGCCGTTGGCTATCGCAACCAGTCCGCATTGCGGAGGAGTCGCCCCTGGGCCGACCTTTCTCAAGACCAACTGTTGAGCGACTGCAGCCCAGCACCACACCTCAGTTTCTTGGGGGAGATTCATGATCGGAATATTTACCGGGGGAGGGAGATATTGCGCTCCAGCAAGGCCGCCCCACGAAATACCCCAGAAAGTGATTACAGCGGCAAATAGTTTTCTCACTTCTCGCTCCTCGTCTTGGTATGGGTAGAGAACATAACAAGGCGTAAGTATTCTCTCTATACCTCAAACAGGGGAGGCCCCCTCTAGGGTTCGACGGGCAGGGTTGACCTGGGCAGCATGGCTGACTCCTAGGAGCCCCCTTTATGTCCATTCAGATGAGCGTGGCGCTGCGGAATGCCCGCAGCGCCCAAATCGAGACAAGCATCGGCACGACGCCGAAAGTGCAGATCCGCACCGGCGCGCAACCGGCCAACTGTGCTGCAGCCGACACGGGTACGCTTCTCGCTGAGTTCGCGCTGGCGTCCGACTGGGCGAGCCAGGCCGCTGGCGTGCTGACGCTCGGCGGCACCCCCATCAGCGCGACGGCCGTCGGCAACGGTGTGGCGGCCCACTATCGCTTCAAGGACAGCGCTGGCACGACATGCCACATGCAAGGGAGCGTCAGCGCGACGGGCGGTGGTGGCGACCTGACCGTCGACAACACGTCGATCGCAGCCAGCCAGACCGTGCAGATCACGGGCTGGACGATCACCGAGGGCAATGCCTGAGTCATGGCCGAGATCACGGCCGATCGGGTCTACGAGACCAGCACGACAACGGGCGCGGGCGCGTACACGCTCGCAGGTGCGATCGCGGGCTTCCGTGCGTTCTCAGCGGTGTGCGCGAACGGCGACGTCGTGCGTTGCTTCGTCGAGGATGTTGACGGAAGCGGCGTGCCGAACGGCGGCTGGGAGGTCGGGGTCTACACCTGGGGCGCCGGCAACACGCTCGCGCGCACCAGCATCGAGGCCAGCAGTAACGGCGGCGCTGCGGTGAACTGGGCACCGGGAGCGCGACGCATCGGGCTGACCGCAACCGCCGGCAGGCTGCAGCTGTTGGACCCAACCTTCGTTCCCGGCAACATGTCGAAGTGGACCGTGGCCAAGGCGCGCGGCGCAAGCAGCCCGGCGCGCCTGGCCTTCTGCGGGGACAGCAACGTCGCGGGGCAGGGCACCGGGGCCGGTACCAACGGCCTGACCGGCGCGGCTTCGACGTGCATGGCGCGCAAACTCGCGACCCTGGCCGGGTTTCAGGTCGAGAGCTTCTTCGGCGAGCAGAACGTGCTTGGCGCCGGTGGCACTGTGGTGGGCTACGACTCGCGCATCACGTTGGGCTCGGGGTGGGCCGGCGACACCGCGCCCAACGTGTTCGGCGGCCGATTCATGAAGTCCACGGCGGCGCCTGCAGGGCGTCTCACCTTCTCGCCTGCCGCGGCGTTCAGCAAGTTCCGCATCTGGCACCCGATCTCGTCTGTGGGCAATACTGCGACCACGGTCTACGTCGACGGGTCGCTGGTGGATACCTTCTCGGAGGCCGGTTCGAACGCCTTCACCTCGAAGGACTACACCGTGAGCGCTGGGACGCATGTGATCGGTGTTGGTGGGGGCGCGACCGGCAACGTCTTCGTGGCCGGAATCGAGACCTTCGACGGATCGAGCGCGCCGGTGATGCTTGCCGGCGGCTGGAGCGGTGCCAAGGTGGCAGACATCAACGGTACGTCAGACCCTTGGTCGTATCGAAACTCGCTGGCCGCGATGGCGCCGGACTTCACCATCGTCTACTGCACCATCAACGATGCGAACTCCAAGACCGCCGGCAACACCTACTACGCGGCGTTGGAGGCCTTCGTCAAGGCCATTTCCCTGACGTCGGGAGGCTGCCTGTGCCTCGGCTTCCCTGCGAGCGCGGCCGCCACGAACGATAGCTACTACGACGCGCTGGCGGCTTCGCTGAGGAATCTCGCCGCGGACTACGGCTGGTTCTTCTACGATAGCCGCCGGGTGTTTGGCCGTTCCTTCGCGCGGGCGACCGACAAGGGCTACGCTTACGACAACTTGCACCCGAACGCGACGGGGTCGGACGCGATGGCAACCGACTTGTACGGCCTGCTGCGCGCGGCAGGGTTCTAAGAGGCCTTCATGCTTGGCTCTCGCCCGTTCGGCGCCACTCCACTCGCGGCAGTTGGCCGTCGGCCATCGGCCAACACGGCCGCGGCAGCTCAGACCCTGAGCGCCGTATCGCAGGCCGCGCGTGTGGACACGCGCATCCTGCTGTGGAACCCCGCCGACGTGGGTGGCCCTGCGACTGTTTCCTCAGACCGCCAGACCCTGACGGTCGGTGTCGCGGGCGGCGGCCGTGCAGCCATTGGTAAGGCCGACGGCGTCTACCAGTTCGAGGTTGTCGCCAACCGCCAGTCCAGCACCTCCGCTTACATCGGCGTCGGTACCCTTGCAGCCATCACGGCCGGTGGACCCGGCGCGAACACGGACGGCAGTCGTGCGACCGGCTACCGCGCAGATGGCTCGGTGTGGACCAATGGCGCTCAAGTTGCTTCAGGTGGCTTCACTTGGCAAACGCCGCAGGTAGTAGGCGTGGTCGTGGACTACCCCGCCAACCAGCTCAGGTTCTACGTCAATGGCACGCTTCAGTCCGCGCTGACGCGGACCCTGACAAATTTCAACGGTGCGCCGCTGTACCCGATGTACGGTTCGGGTGGTGGCGGCGTCTCCGGGATGACGGCCAAGATCTCCGGTCTCAACTTCGCGTTCCCCATCGCGGGCGCGTCGGAGTGGCGTCCGGTCTACGTCGGTGCGAGTGCGGGTCAGACCCTTGATGGCATCTCGCAGAATGCTACGGCTGGCATGCCCTCAGTTCGTGCGTTCGGGGCCGCCCAGACCCTCGGGGCCGTCTCCCAGGTTGGTGCAGTAGTTCAGATAGTCGCTGTATCAGGCGTCCAGACCCTGGCGAACGTCTCGCAAACTGCAGGCACGACGGTTCGGGTTCAGGCAAGCGCGGTCCAAATGCTCGCGGGTGTGACGCAGGCAGCCGCCGCGGTTGTTTCTGGCGCCACGGCGGCCTTCTCTGCTTCCCAGGCGCTCGAGGCCACGGCCCAGGCCGCTAGTGCGATAGCGATCGCCAAGGCGAGCGCAGCGCAGGTGCTCGACGGAGTGGGGCAGAACGCGGATGGTCAAGCGCTTGCGCGCGCCGCGGGCGCACAGAGCCTGGACGCCGCAACGAGCGCGGCCACGGCCATCGCCATCGCTAGTGCACAGGCCGCGCAGACCCTGTCCGCCGTCGCACAGTTCGCTGCCGGAACCGTTGCCGATACTGTCCGCCGGCTGGTGGGCATCCAGATCCTGGACGGCATCTCCCAGGTCGCGCTTGTCCGCCGCAGCTACCTCTTCGAGCGCAATGAGCGCACGGTCGTTGTGATTCCCGAGACCAGGCGATTTGCCATCGGCGCGGAAGCGCGCGAGATGCTCGTGCAGCCCGAAGCACGCGAGGCCTTCGTGGTTCCAGAAGGCCGTCGTGCCGCCTTCTTCGATTGAAAGATTGTCATGGCCACCCAGAAGCCCACCACCTACGTCATCGATCGCTATGGCGACCGCGTCATCCAAAAAGACCCGGACGCGACGCTCGACTATCCGTTCGACTGGACCCAGTGGCTCGCCCTGAATCCGGGCGAAGCCATCGCCTCGGTCGAATTCATCGTGGACCCCTCGCTGACCATCGTCGATCAGGGTTTCGACGGCACGACTGCGACCGTCTGGTTGAAAGGCGGCATCAAGCCTGCCAGCGGAGCCAACAAGTTGCGGGTGACCTGTCGCATCACCACCACCAACGTCCCCGCACGGATCGACGACCGGTCCGTGTTCGTGGAGATCGTGGATCGTTGATTCGCTCCCCCTCTAGGGTTCGACCGCGCCGCCGTGCGCCGAAATCATCGGGGGCATGCGAAACGAAACCATCGACACCCTGGCCGCAGTGGGCGGCAAAGCGACCGCCACCGGCGTGGGCATGACCGGCGTCGGGTGGTTCCTCTCAAACGAGTTCTTCGGCTTGGTGGGTGCCGTGGTCGCCGTTGGCGGCCTGGTGCTCGCGTGGTACTACAAGCGCGAGGCCAACCGGCGCCAGGCCGTCGAACACGAGCTGCGGGTAGCGCGCCTGCGCCGCGGCATGCGTTCGGACACCGACCTCGGCGAGCTCGGGGAGGAAGGGTGATGAAGGGCCTGCGCGTCGCTGTAGCCACGCTCACCCTCTCGGCGGCCGGCTTTGCGGTGTGGGTCTCGAGCGAAGGCACCGGGCCGGTTGCGGTGCGGCCGGATGGCGTCGAAGTGCTTAAGCCCTACGTCCCCACTCAGGGCGATGTGCCCACGATCGGGCACGGCTCGACCCGCTACGAGGACGGCCGGCGCGTGATGCTGGCAGATCCCCCGATCACGCACCGGCGCGCCGAAGAGCTGGCACGCAACCTGAATCGCGCCGAGGAACGACGCTTCGCCGCCTCGCTGCCCGGCGTGCAGATGACCCAGGAGGAGTTCGACCTCTACCTGGACTTCGTGGGCCAGTACGGGATGCCCAAATGGTCGAACTCGACCATGCGCCGCGAGCTGCTGGCCGGCCGGCCGGGTGCCGCGTGCGAAGCGCTCCTGCGCTACCGCTTCCAGGCGGGCCGGGATTGCGCGCTCCCGAAGAACTGGGGCCCGAAGGGCTGCAAGGGCGTCTGGCTGCGCCAGCAGGTGCGGCACAGCGCCTGCGTTGCCGCGCAGTAGGTGCTGCGATGCCCGACATCCGCAATTACCTGCTGCTCGCGCTCGTGGCGCTGGCCGGTGTGCTGGGCCTGTCGACCTGGCACTACCGGGCGCTGGCCAAGACCTCCGGCCTGGCGCTGCAGGTCCAGAACGCGGCGGTGGTCGCGACGAACCGCGCCGCCACCCAGCTGCTCGAGCAGCGCACGAAGGAGCGCGATGCCAAGCAAGCCGAACTCGATAAGCGCCACCAGGCGCAGGAGAAGACCGATGCAACTGCTGTCACACAAATCGCTGCTGACGATCGCCGCCAGCGTGCCGCTCCTGTGGTTGTCCGGGTGCAGCACTGCACCAGCGATGCCGGGAGCGGTGGTGGAGGCGCCCCAGGTGCAACTGCCCCCGGTCCCGACGCTGGTGCAGCAGACACCGGCGCGGCCAGTGGGGTACTTTCGGAAGCTGGTTCTCGACGCCTTGCAGACGCCCTGACCGAGGTCGAGACGATGAGCGGAGCCTATGCCTCATGCAGGGCGGACACCTACTCTCTGCGAGCACTGCCGGTGCCCCGTGCGAGCGAGCAGGCGACGCCCTAAATTGAGACTAGGTGGGCCGGGCGGGCGCGCGTCGGCCCGGCGCGGCTTTGCGTGCGGCATACTCTGCCTTCGCCTTGTTGACTGCCGCCTCAGGCAGTAGTTGGAGCTTTTGGCAGTTCGCGCATTGGTACAGCCCACGATCCGGAAAGAGGCGCATCCATCCACGACGCTCGACACGACTGAGATGGTCGATGGTGCAGTTACAAGCCTGGAAAATGGTCATGTCCGCGGGAGGAGTGCGAAAGTCACATCGATTTTGGCGACGAGCGTGACAAGATCAATTTTATCAAGTTGTGATCTTATTCCCGTGACAGGCCTCGTCCGTCCACCAGGCCCCTCATACGCCTAGTCATGAGTGCGCGTAGAAGGCTTTGGTGGGTTCCCACGGTTCAGAGCGTTCAAACACGCTATGGCCTCGCGCGCTTCGTCAAGGTCCCGTCTCAGCGTCTGCACGTCGGACCAACCGTTTAGGCTGTCTAGCATGTCAAACGCATTTGAATACTGAGCCACTTCGCGCGGTTTGGCGCAAAGTAAAACTGAGCCATTCGGTTAGTTCTTTGTTGCCGGCATGTGTCCGGCCT